CGAGGATCTCGACGTTTACTTGGCCGACTTTGGCGTTAGCTGTACGGCTGGCGCCACAACGGCCAATGGAATACTCGACATGCCTGGTGAGGTAGTGGCTGGGGGGATGGTCCTTACAACGGACTATTCCCTCACCACCCGTTTTTCCAACTTTGGCACCTTGATTGCAGGGGATGCCATCGAGGTTGATGGCGAAGATTACACAGTTCGCGAAAATCGCCGTATAGGTGACGGCAAGTTTGTCGAAATTGCATTGCAGAAAACCTAATGGCAATTCAAAAGGTCGACACTCGTTCAGGATGGCAAGCGAGGAACCCTCTTCTGCTGTCAGGTGAGATCGGCCTTGAAAGGGAGACTGGAAACCAAAAGATTGGCAATGGCCGCCAACAGTGGAACAGTCTTCAGTATTTTGGGAGCCCTGGCTATTGGGCCGAGTTTTCCAGCGATACGGACCAAACGGCGAGTGCAGATACTCCAACAGAAATCACTTTCAACAAAGCCAACGAGCACAGCCATGGCGTGAAGGTCATTTCTGACAGCAGGCTTACTGTCGAGTACCCAGGCGTTTACGTTTTTGAAGTAATGCTGCAGCTACAGAATGACGACACGCAGATTCATGATGTTCATTTCTGGTTGAGGAAAAACAACGCAGGTGACTCAGGCAACCTAGCTTTGACTGTGAGCGCGGCCAGCGTCATTGAGAAGCACGGTGGAGTCCCAGGCGCAAATAACTTGCTTCTAGACCACACCCTCAAGCTTGCTGCAGACGACTACATCCAAATCATGTGGGCACCTTCAGACGCGAATATCTCACTGAAGGCAGGGGCTGCCGTCTCTAGTCCTTACGTTCGCCCGTCTCGGCCTAGCGTTGTGTGCAACGTGTTTCAGATCGCGGGGGCTTAGTCATGACGACGCTGCGGGAGAACATCCTTGATGACATTGTTAGCAGCCTGAGCGGCACGACTGACGTTGGAACGCGCATCTACAGAAGCCGAGTAGTGCCGTTGCAACGTGGTGAAAGCCCTGCACTGGTTGTTGAGGCGATTAGCGATACGCCTGAACAGAACACCAGTCTGCCGACGCTGGATTGGACGCTCACAGTGCGTGTTTCTGTGATTGTGCGTGGCGACAAGCCTGATGAAGTTGCAGATCCGATTGTTGAGAGTCTGCACAGCAAAATCATGGCCGATATTACGCTCGGCGGATACGCGATCGACTGTCAACCTGGAACGACAACCTTTGAGATGGTTGACGCTGATCAGCCAGCTGGTGTGATTGGTGTTGAATATCTTGTGCGCTATCGCACCCGGCTCGCTGACCTGACTCAAGGCCCGTGACTATTATGGGTTCTGATAGTCAACTTCCTGTTCCCAACTGAGGTTTTGACCGATGGCACTTAGAACAAGTCAACGCCTCTTATTGGTAGAGGAAGAGACAACCTACGGCACTGATCCAACCCCAACAGGCGCTGACAACGCAATCCTTGTTCGCAGTCTTGAGATCAGCCCTTTTCAGTCTGACGCTGTTGAGCGTGAGCTGATTCGTGGCTATATGGGCAACTATGAGACTTTGCACGCGAATCAGCGTGTTGAGGTCACTATTGAGGTTGAGATGGTTGGTTCTGGCACAGCCGGCACCGCACCTGCTTTCGGCCCGTTGCTCAAAGCTTGCGGCAACAGTGAGACAGTCGTTAGTGACACGTCTGTCACTTATGCCCCGGTTAGCAGCAGCTTTGACTCTGTGACCATTCATTTCTTCCAGGATGGCGTCCGTCAAGCCGTGACTGGCGCTCGCGGCTCATTCGCTTTGTCTGCTGAGGTTGGTCAGATTCCAACTATCACGTTCACAATGCTCGGCATCTATAACGCGCCGACTGACGTTTCAAACGCAACTCCCACGTATCAAAACCAAGCTAAGCCGGTGCTGTTTAAAAACGGCAACACCACCAGCCAGCAGCTGTTCAGCTATGCCGGTGCTGTGCAGTCGTTCAGCTTTGATCAAAGCAACCAAAGCGTTTACCGCGAGCTGGTTGGCGGCAGCAAAGAAGTGTTGATTACTGATCGTCGCCCTGGAGGCAGCATTGTTCTAGAGGCCGTGACCATGGCAACTAAGAACTATTTCACTGCCATTACTGGCACTGCTACAGGCAACAACACGTTCCAGCATGGTCAAACCGCTGGCAACATCTTCACTTTCAGCGCACCTCAGACTGATTTGTCTGCTGTTAGCTACTCGGATTCTGACGGCGTTCAAATGCTGAATTTTGACTACACAGCAACCCCGACAACATCTGGGAACGATGAATATAGTCTCAGCTTGACTTGATGCGCTAGTTTTAAGGCGAATTATTCCTTTTATGGGATTCGTTCTTAAAAAGTCCAACACCTACAAGTGGCCCGTTTCTGTGGATGTCCCTGTTGATGGGGGCAAACACGAGCGGGTCACTTTTGACATTGAGTTCAGAGACCTTACGCAAAGCCGTCTGCTGGAGATTGCTGAACTGAGCGGCGAAGGCAATTTGTCTGATGTTGAGATTGCCCGTGAGGTGATGTCAGGTTGGGCAGGCGTTGAGGATGAGGACGGCAAAGAGCTGCCTTACAGCATCACCAAGCGTGACGAGCTGCTTGATGTGCCGATGATGGCTAGTGCTATCGCTGGCGCTTACCTGGAGAGCAAGCAGGGAGCCAAGCGAAAAAACTAGAGGAGGCCGTTGACTATTTATTCAGCGGCCCAGACGATAAGTCGCAGCTGATGGCTGATGCCAAGGCGTTTGGCTTGGCACTGCCTGAGCCTGAGGCGCCTAAGGATTTCGAGGTGTGGCCTGACAACTGGCCTGCTGTCGAGATGTTCTTGCGTTGCCAGACGCAATGGCGCACAACGTCTGCAGGCGTTTGCGGTTTTGATTATGTAGCCCTTGAATGGCTGTTTAGACTGTATGAAGTCGAGGAGCCCGCGACCGTGCTTGAGAATTTGCAGGTCATGGAGGCTGCGGCGGTCAAGATCCTGAATAAGGAGAAAGGTTGATGCAGAAGTCAGTCTTTCAAATGCTTCTGGATGTTAAAACCAGAGGCTCAAACAACATCAGGCGACTTGGCAGGGATCTGCAGGGTGTGCAAGGCAAGGCCAAAAACTTGGCGGCATCCTTTAGTGGGTTAAGCAAACCACTGATTGCCTTGGCTGGCATTGGTGGTGGTGCTGCTCTTATTAGGGGGATATTCGGCTCAGCAGCAGAGCTTGAGTCACAGACTCGATCACTGCAGGTCTTAACAGGCAGCGCCGAAAAGACAAAGCAGATTGTTGCTGAGATTAAAGCGTTTGGTGCAGCGACACCATTTCAGGTTCGCGACCTGATTGATGTCACTAAAAAGCTTAAAGCGTTTGGCATTGAGACTGATTCGCTTGTCGATACAACTAAGCGTCTTGGGGATATTGCTGGTGCTACTGGCGCTGATCTTGACGGCATTGCAACTGCGTTCGGTCAGATCAGGGCTAAGGGCAAGTTTGCGCAGGAGGAGAACCTGCAGCTTCTGGAGCGTGGCGTTGACCTAACGACTGAGCTGAAGAAGATGTATGGCTTGTCTGGAGACGAGCTAGCCAAGGCGATGAGTAAAGGCCAAATCAGTTTTGAGGCGGCAAACCAAGCCTTGATCACTTTGACAAATCAGGGCGGTCAGTATTTTGGCGGCGCTATCTCACAGGCAGACACCCTGAACGGCAAGCTTTCAACCCTTCAGGATGCTTTTGTGACGCTGGGTCAGAACATCGGCAAAGTGCTTGAACCCTTGTTTAAAGGCATTCTTGATTTTGTCACGATGTTGACGAACAAGTTAAACAGCTTGTTTGCGGAGGCAGATATAACAAATCAAGCCATGAAAAATCTTGGCTTTGATAAGTTGTCAAGGGCACAGCTGCAAAAACGCCCAGAATTCAAGGCAAGGCTGGAAGCAGAGAAGGAAAGACTGAGGGAAGCAGCTGCAACAGCCGCAGCGTCTGAGACTGTCCAATTTAAGCCTGCTTTGTTGGCGGGTACAGCTGCAAGCAAAGCCACAAAAGAAACCAGTAAAAACACTAAGGAAATGTCTGTTGACTTGGCCATTTTCTTGGCGGATCTTGAGGCGTCTGTAGCAGCTGCAGAACAGTTAGAGGCAGAGCAGTTTGCTGCAGGCGCGGCAATAGCAGAGCAGTTAAACCAGCAGGACAAGTTAAACGAGTCAACCGACAAGTACAAAGTCACACTTGATCAAATTAAAGACACTTTGGCCAATCAACTAACAAGTGCTGTCATGGGATTGATTGATGGGACAAAGTCATTAAAGGAATCGTTGTCAGGACTTTTGAAAAGCTTTGGTCAAATGTTCTTGCAAGCTGGGATGAAAGGTCTTGTTGGTTCAATCTTTCCTAGTGCACGTGGCAACGTGTTCGCTCAAAACGGCATCGTGCCTTATGCCAACGGTGGCATCGTCAACCGTCCCACAAGGGCATTGATGGGTGAGGCTGGCCCTGAGGCAGTGCTGCCATTGCAGCGTGGTGCTGACGGTCAGTTGGGTGTGCAAGTCACAGGTGAGGCTGGTATGCGTGCAGCCATGGGCCGTTATTCAAGGCGTGGTGGCACAACAGGTGCAGCAGCTGCAGGTGAGGCGGGTTTTGCAGAGTTTGGCGGTGTTGGCGATTCAGGCGCTATTGATGTCAGATACAACGTGGAGCGCATCAACAGCGTTGATTATGTGACCGCATCTGAATTCCAAGCAGGCATGAAGCAAGCTGCAGCACAAGGCGCACAACGTGGGCAGCAAGCTGCACTCAAACGCTTGCAACAGTCACCATCTACGCGTAGGAGGGTCGGGATTTGACGACAATTTCAGTTGGCAATTATTTGAAGCTGACCAACCCTCAGCAGACGGTGGTTTATCGCTTTCAAAATTTTCACATCCAGCAAAACGCCACTTTTAACGGAGACACCTACACCTTTGTTCCGTTTGGGTTTTCTGGTGTAAGCATCAACCGAACTGGTGACAACACCGAGGCTAGCTTGCTGTTCCCCAACAACCAGCTGAGTCGTGCATGGGCATTAGATGCGATTGAGCAACAATGGATTGCAACTGCATTTGTCATGAGTCTCGATCCAGACGACAGAACTACGGGGACGAAGATGCACGAATATGTGGGTCAGGTGTCGCAGGGTGACTGGGATGAAACTGCATTGACTCTGATGCTCAACACCATTCTTGATGGCGTGGGTTCAGATGTTCCCCTTCGTCGTTTAACTCAATCCCTAATTGGCAACATCCCTGTTTCAAGTGGCGTGCGATTGCGTTGATCTAATTGGTTTGCCATATCGCCTGGGCTCTGATGGCTCTGATGGGTACATCGACTGCATTCATCTGGTGTATGAAGTCCAGCGACGTTGTGGGATTGCAATGCCGCCGTTTAATCCTGACTGGTACACAGCATCTTCAACAAAAATCTGCAGAGACCTCTTGCGTTGGGGAGATCGGGTTGCAGAGCCTCAGTATGATGGCGACATGCTTCTGCTAGAGGGGAGATCGTGGGTTTTCGCGGTGGCATGGGAGAAGGGGATTCTCTACATCAACAATCCTCTAGCGTTCGTGACCTGGGCACCGGCGTCCGTATTTACGAACTACCACTGCTTCCGTATGAAAGGCAGCTAATCGAAACGCTTGGCTGCACTGAGCAAGAATATCGACGGTTTGCATATCTTGCGGCGAAGCGTGGTGCGTTGCGTCCGGCTGAATATGCCCTCGTCCCAGATGTTGTAAACGCTGGCCCTGAGACTTTTCTAATTCAATTAGCGATTGGCCTGGTGCTAACTGGGGCGTCGATGCTTTTGCAGCCAAAGCCTAAGCAATTTTCGCGCGGCGAGACTGTCAAGCTTGGAGACGTAACTGGTCGAGATCGCTTCAGCCCCACGTCTGGGTTTGATTCGCAAGCTGAGCTTGCTGATTACGCAAGCCCGATCCCAATTATTTTTGGTCGTTATACTGGCACGACTGGCGGAATTGTTGCCGCACCACGCCTTGTTTGGTCGCGTGCGTTTTCGCTTGGAACGCAGCAAATGGTTAAGCAGTTATATGTAGTGGGGGAACAGGGAGTTGTTGGCCCTCCAACTGGTATCGACCCGCCAGAGCTAAACGGAATCTTCCTTGGCAATTCGCCTTTAGACGTGATTTACAATCACGAGTTTGCGTTTTATTGGAAGAAAAACAGCGTTGGATTTACAAGAATCCAAGCGGCTAATTTAGCTTATGGCACCAGAGGCAAGCCTGACTCTGGTGATATAGAGGTTAACAACGATATCTTTCTTTGCCCTACCCGCTCAAGTAGCGCAGACACCGGCTTTTGTTCCGCACATTCCCCAAGCAATCAAACGCAGTTTGGAGTATATGGAGCTATTGCAAACGGCACTAACTATCGTGTGAATTGGAGGGTTGTAAGCATTCCAAGAATTGAGGATCAAAACGATGATCCAAAAGATCGGTTGCTTGCTGAACGCATCAAAATTGCTGGTGATTATGGCTTGAGTGAGTCAAGCGATATCCGCAAGCAAGGTCAAAGAGGTGTGGGTCGCAACTACGGTCGCCGCATGGGCATTGTCGCTTTGAACGGAACACCAGTTTCTGACTCTGGCTCAACACCAGTTGAGGTGCGCACAGCAAGTGTCGGAGACACCGCTACCTTTTCCATCGCTACAGGTAAGCTGCCCGCTGATACATACAAACGGAAGAAGAAAAAGATTGTCAAGGTTGACGATATAAATCAAGCCATTGACGGATTCCGCCGAAACGCGGATGACATGCTGCAAGTCGGAGAAAATATCATGATCGGACGCACCGCATGGGTTGTTCAAAGTCGCAGCGCAAGCAGCTGGGATTCCAATACACGTCAAAACATAACTTTGAAGTGTGTTGAGACTTTTGGATCCGGCCTTGGCGCGTCAATCGGACTCATCAGCGAAAGGATGCTTGCTCGTGGCATTTACAACGACGACAATGGAACGACAAATACGCGAAACGGTCTGAATATGTCTGCAGGCATTGGATTCTATCCTTTAACAAAAGTCAGCTTTGGGGTTGTCAGAAATACTCGGGCTTGCGATGTAACTGAGATTGGATTGAAGTCGCAGGTTTGGAATAGGCTAAACGGCATTTGTAATTTTTCTGAAGTCCCTTCAGGCATTGATTTGCTTGAAGCCGAGAAGGACCAAATTTCGTATGAGGCCGGTACGCAAAACATTTACATTGCCCGAACTTCTGTTTGGACAATTTTTATCCGCAATGCAGGCACTGATGCGAATGGCACAGCATTTCCGTGGCATCCGCTTGGCGAGCAATTTTGTATCACTGGTCAAACTCCCCAAGACGTCTATAACTCGATCAGGATTAAGCATCCTGAGCGCAGACAGTATGAATTCAAGTTTGTGCCTAAAAGTGGAGCCGATGTTGCGCGTCATTCTCCTGCTAACGAGTTGTTCTTGCGATTGAACGCAAAAACAGGCAGGAAAATAACCCGGAGTTTTGTGACGGCAATCTCTCCTACCCCATTTGAAGTAACGATCACAGGCGATGAAGTCACTGCTGGCGACATTCGGCTAAGCCCTGAAATGACAACAGACCCAGGCGTCACTGCTAGCTCTATTACGCAAACAGTGCCTGATGTCATTGGCGTTGATAAATACTTACCAGATCTGACCACCTTTTCTTCGCAGCAAGTTGAAACTGTATCGTTTTTAGATTTCTTGCCTCTTGATGTTAGAAGGGGCAGAAAGCATACTTTCACGCATGAAATTTTTGGAAATGCTAAGTATATAGGGCAAACAAAAACACGAAACGTGGAGGCGGGCGACGGGAGTGGCAGGACTCTGAATCTAAAAATCTCAGCAGCGGTTCAAGCTCAGTTTCCTGCAAACCATGACGCTTATCCCAATGACTTTGCTTGGGAGATCACAAGCATTGTTGTAAATTCTAGTAGTGGCAGCTTTCAGCCAAATTCAACTTTTGAGTTTCAGGTTAATGTAACCGGCAATCCAAAAGCAAGCCGCCCCGCAGCTGGCATAAACCTGACAACTGGAGGCTTGCATTTAAGAATTGGAACGCTCGAAGATAGAAACCCTGGCGGTCGTGAATCTGCTTTTGAAGAGGAAATTCTAGGAGATGCAGAAAATCAAAGCATTGGAACTATTAACTCAGCGACTTTTGACGTGACAAAAGGCAGCAAGTTTATTAGGGTCAAAATGACGGGCACTGTAGTGGCGCGGCCTGAGCCGACTAAAAGCTTTTTCAACAAAGACAAGGCTTGGCAGAATGTCACCTTCGAGGTCGACCCGTTATTCACCTCTGACAACTGGAGCATCGGCGATACTTTTGACTACGAAATTGATTTGGGCGGTCGACATTCAAATGAATATGCCGGAGATAGGGATTCTGTTGGGGCGCGGTTTGAGATCTTAAATCTCGCAACGACTGCTCTTCCTGCTGGATTAACTGGCGAGCGTTTGTTTGAGCACACTACGCAAATTGCTGATCTTAGTCAGTACGGAAATTTGGTTCAAAAGTCAAACGACTCAGCGCCTGAGCATGAAATTGTTTATGTCAACGAATCAGTGGCAAATGACGTAACCCCTGACTACGCAGGTATGACTTTGACAGGCTTGTCATTGAAATCGAGCCGCAATTTTTCGCAGTTAGATCAACTGCGAGTTTGGTTAGCTGACGGCATTCCAGTAACTCGTTTTTCTGATGGTGGTCACGGGGCAAGCAATAAGTTTACTGACTTGGTCTATTACTTGCTGACCGACAAGGTTGCAGGCACAGGCAATGTGGTTTCTAGCCAGTTGATCAATACAAGCGATCTTGCGACCACAGGCAAGTTTCTCGAGTCAAACAAGCTTTTCTTTGATGGAGCGATCGATCAGGCCGTCAATCTCCGTGATTTTATTGGCAGGACTGCTCCGTTTTTCCTTTGCAATTTTGTGATTAGCGATGGCAAGTTCAGTCTGTTGCCTGCCTTGCCTACGGATACAAACGGCAACATAAGCCAGAGCCCAATTGAGATCAGCGCGTTGTTCACTCAGGGCAACATTATTGAAGGGACTTATGGAATTGAGTATTTGTCGGCAGAAGAACGTAAGGATTTTCAGGCTGTTGTTAGGTATAGAGAAGAGCGGCAAAACCAGCTGCCCTCCGAGAAAACGCTTGTTGTGCGCAGGGCTGTCTCTGGTGCCTCAGACCATCCAGTTGAATCTTTTGACCTCACTCAATTCTGCACAAGTCGTGACCATGCGTTTCTTGTCGCCCGATATTTCCTGACACTGCGCAAGCGGGTCACGCATAGCGTTCGATTTAAGACTAATCCGTTTGGCATTTCTTTAACGCCTGGTTCGTTTATTCGTGTGGTTACGGAGTCCAGCCCTTATCAATCTGCAAATAACGGCACGATCAATGCAGATGGCACAATTACGTCTGCAACTGAGCTAGCTGATGGTTCTTATTCGATTGTTTTCTATCAGTCGTTAGACGACAAGGTCACAGAAGCAACAATGACGATCTCGGGCGGCAAGGTGCTAGAGACAGCCTTGCACGACTCGCTCTTTACCATTTCTGATTCGACTGTTTCAAGCAACACCTATATGGTTGAGCAGTTGACACTTGGCGAAGATGGGATGGTCGATGTCATGGCGACAGAGTTCCCGACCACAAGCACCTATAACAGCAAGATGGCGGCTGATGTCTTGAACACCTCCGCTTACACGACTGAGGGCTGATCATGCCGTTTCCAACTCTTACGCCGACAAGCCGTCAGTTCGAGGCTGGTGACTTTCCTGTCAAGACTTACAAAGCGCAGTCGGGCGCAGAGGTTCGGATTTTGTATGGCACAGACCGAACCAGCATGACGCTGAGCCTGAGTTTCGCAAATATCACGGACGCAAACGCTCAGCTTTTTGTCGATCACTACGATGAGACCAAAGGCACCTTCAACACTTTTGACCTGCCAACCGAGGCAGTGCAGGGTTGGAGCGGCACCACGGCGACTTTCCAGACGATTGGCGACAACAAGTGGCGATATGCCTCTGCACCTTCAATCGCTAATGTGCGTCCTGGGACTAGCACTGTTACAGTCAATCTGATTGGTGTGCTCTGATGGCAAAGGTTTACACCGGCAGGGATGGCGTGATGCAGCTGGGTGGAACGACCCTCGCGAAGGTCGTGAGCTTTTCGCTGCAGGCGAATCTTGAAACGCTTGAAACCACAACGCTTAACGAAAATATCCGAAGCTATACACCTGGTATTTCGGGATATAGCGGCAGTGCCACGTTGCTGTATTACAAGGACGACAACGACGACATCAATACAACCGACCTGCTGAACAAGCTTTACAAGACGGGGACCACAGGTGTTAGCAGCTCTGACACCGTTGAGCTGACCTTTCGTTGGGTTGATGGAACGGATAACAATGACATCAAGCTGACGGCCTACATCACCAGCGCATCCATCGGTGCGTCAACTGGTGACATCGTGCGCGCTGAAATTTCATTCCAAGGTACTGGGGCGCTGTCTACGGTCACGATCTCATGAGCGTTTATTTAGGCAACTTTGGAGAAGTTGAACTCAAGCGCGAGTTTGACGGCAGCGACTTGCGGTCAACGATCAACCCCTCGGATGTCAACGCAACAAACAAGCGATTTAGCTTTGATTTTGATCATGGTCAGCTTCTGACAGGTGATCAAATTGAGATTACGAGCACAGATGGCTCTGATTTGGACTTTGTTGACAGCTATGCGAAGACCAGCATCAAAAAGTTTATTTACGTTGACGAGCTAGACGGCATCCGTCTTTATGACACTTTTGCCCATGCAGTTGCTGGTGGGACGACCAACGCGATTGCGCTGGCAACGCCTGCCAACAACATTCCGATCAAGGTCATTGTTCAAAGCAGTGAGTATTTAGTCCTTGGCAGAGTTCAGAGTTATGAACTGAACACGGAGCGCGAAACCGTTGACGTTACGGCGTTATCTGACGAGTTTCGCAATCGGATCGGCACGTTGATGTCTGGTTCAGGCCGCATGGCTTGTGAGTGGGAGTACACAGGAGACACGACAAAAGAGCTGCCAAACTATTTGCTAGAGCTGGTCCTCCGCACAAAAGTTGGCAGCACGTTTAAAGGGCGTTTTTACTTAAAGACCTCTGGATACAATCCAGCAGGTCACACAGACGCAAGCAATGATGCGATTTGGTATGAATTTGACGGAGTGCTGACAGCTTGTGCTGTGCAATTCACGACAAGCGAGTTAGTGCAAATTACTGCTGATTTTGTGACTACAAGCAAGATTGAGATCCGCATGGATCTTGAGGTCCCTGGCAAGTTCCTGCAGGAAAACGATGATGAACTCCTGCTTGAGCAGGGCACAGCAGACGCTGTATTGCTGGAACAGGTCTAATTGCGGCTCTATGATGAACCCATCGTGGTTCATGCGTAGGGTTTCATGGCTGACCTTAAGATCAGTGCCCTTAACAGCCTTGCTGGGGCTGATCTGGTTGCAGCAGACGTGGTTGCTGTTGTTGACGACAGCGCCAGTGAAACTAAGAAGCTGACGGTCAGCGACCTGATCGCAAATGGCACAACGCTGATTTCTGACGCAACGATTCCAAGCGCCAAGATCCTGTTTTCTGCTGGAGCGATTGACACAGCAGAATTGGCGGCGTCTGCGGTCGAAACTGAAAAGATCAACAATTCGGCTGTGACGGCAGCCAAATTGGCTGATAACTCTAGTGTGACGCTGGTGTCAACGCTGCCTGCGTCTGGCGATTTCACAGGTCAAATTGCCCTTGATACGGATGACGACAAGATCTACATCTGGGATGGATCTGCGTGGGATTCAGTCAAAGGCGCTGGTTCAATCAACGTTGTTAATGGCAGCACTTCTGGTGAGGTCAACATTGTTGCCTCTACAAGCGGTGACACCGTAACGATCAGTGCAACGCTGGATGACACGACTGCAGCTGCACAGTTTCTTGCTGGTCCGACTGGTTCTGCTGGAACGGTTGGTTATCGGGCGATTATTGGCACTGACTTACCAGCTGCGACCACAACCACAAAGGGCGCAGTCATCGTCA